TATATCAATTACGCCTAGTGTAACACCAAGTATAAGTATATCACCTAGTATTACACCAAGTACATCAATTATACCTAGTATATCTGTAACACCAAGTATTACTCCAAGTATATCAATCACACCTAGTGTAACACCAAGTATAAGTATATCACCTAGTATTACACCAAGTACATCAATTGTACCTAGTATATCTGTAACACCTAGTGTTACACCAAGTAATACACCAAGTATATCAATTACACCAAGTGTAACGCCTAGTATAACACCATCACTAAGTTCAGCACCTACTACTGGGGGTAGTATAGATTTTGGGAATGAATTAGGTAGGTATGCTATTACAAATTTAACAAATAGTAATTATTCATTAGGATATAATGATTTTACAATTGAATGGTTCCAAAAACTTACTACTTTCGATGATACCCTTAATAATATAACTCCATTTTCTATATACAATTCAGACTTAGATTTTTTATATTTTACTCTTCAAGATGACGGTGCTCCTAATATAAGGTGTTACATCAACCCAGTGGTAAATGATACATTCCAACAATATGTTTTTGATACTAACGTACCTCTTACAACATTATTAGACTGGACTCATATTGCACTTGTTAGAGTAGGAACCTCATTAAAAATATACATTAATGGTACTTTTGCTAACCCAAGTGATTATACTTTAGGAAATGTAAATTTACAACCATTATTATCAAAATTAATCATTGGAAATACAGGAAGAACTCCGTCAAGTTGGAAATTCCCAGGAAAAATAACTAACTTTAATTTTGTTAACGGAACTGCCTTATATAACAGTGATTTTACACCACCAACAGCACCATTATCACCATCAGCTAACACTAAATTATTGTTATTAGCTACAGATAATGCTGGATTATTAACAGACTCAAGTGGATTGAATATAGTTGTAAATAATATTAATGGGGTAACATGGAGTTCTGATACTCCTTTTTAAAAAAATTTGGATATTTAAAATATTTTTCGTATAATATAAAAAACGTTACGTTATGTTAAGAAAATTTAAAGAAATAGCAAGCGCTTGGATAACAGCAGCCAACCCGACACCAGAAGAAAAAGAATTAGCTGAAAAAAGACTAAATGTGTGTAACGGGTGTGAATACAGACAAGAAAATGAAAATATAATTGAATTTTATTATTGTGGTATATGTTTATGTCCACTAAATAAAAAAATATTTTCATTAAAAAACCCAGAAGTAAACCCATGTCCCGCAAATAAATGGGATGAATAAATAAAAAGTTATAATTATGATAAAACAAACGGAAAAACAAACAGAAAACCAAACACATTTAACCCCAGAAGAGTTACAAGAATTTAGAGATATTCATCAAGAATATCAAACAGCTTTATTTAATGTTGGATTAATTGCATTAGATTTAGAGAATTTAACTAAAGAGAAAAATCGTTTAGCTGAACATGCTTTTAAAGTAAATGAGCAGAGATTAGAAATAGTTAAAAATTTAGGTGATAAATACGGTGACAAACAAGTTAATTTAGAAACAGGCGAACTTGGATAAGATAAATGTTGTTTTACAGTTCTTTTAGAATATTTATTATTAGAACAAAACTCTATTAGAAATTAAAAACAATAACATAAAATGGCAGAAGCAATTATTTCTCCTGGTGTTTACACCAATGAAAATGACCAGAGTGCAGTAACTCAAGGCCCAATCGAAGCTGGAGCAGCTATTGTAGGTCCTACAGTTAATGGTATTCCATATATTCCAACATTAGTTACTACATATAGTGATTATGTTGCAAAATTTGGAAGTACTTTTGAAAGTGGTGCTAACGGTAATTTTGAATATTTTACCTCATTAGCAGCTAAAAATTATTTTGACAATGGTGGAAACACATTGTTAGTAACAAGAATTACACATGCTGGGACAGGTTCATCAGCATTGCAATCATTTGCATCTGCAAGTATTCCGATAAGTGGTTCTACAGCATCAGAATTCCCAGCATCATCAAGTTTTGAATTAGAAACTTTAGCATGGGGTAACCAAATGAACAACTCAGGAAGTGTATTATCTTCAGGAGCTCTAGTAACAGGAAGTGCTACTAACGTTCGTTGGGAAATTAATCAAGTAGATTACTCAAGAGGTACATTTACTTTATTAGTTAGAAGTGGTAATGATAATGCTGCTCAACCAAATGTTCTTGAAACATGGAACAACCTATCAATGGATGTTAATCAACCTAACTATATTGCTAGAGTAATTGGTAATACTAAACCAGTATATACTTACTCAGCAGCTGATGGTCAAGGATATATTGATGTTCAAGGTGATTTCCCGAATGCTTCAAGATATATAAGAGTAGCAGATGTTGCTCAAGCACAATATAATACATTTGACAATAATGGAAATTATATATCTGCTTCATTTAGTGGTAGTTTACCAAACTTAGGAAGTGGTTCATTAGCAGGAGCATTTAATGGTGGTATTGCAGATACTAACTTAGGTAAATTTATGTTTGAAAACATAACAACAGCTGCTACAAATGCTCAAGGATTTACAGCTGCAGATTATGCTGTTGCTTTAAATTTATTAAACAACACAGACGAATATCAATTTAATTTATTAATGACTCCTGGTTTATTCCTTAATGCTGGTACTGCACCTGCAATAGGTTCAAACGGAGCTGATCCAATCGCATTATGTGAAGGAAGAGCAGATGCTTTAGCAGTAGTTGACCCAGTACCTTATGGTGGTTCAATAACAAGCGCTAAAACAGCAGCAAATGCTTCAAATTCAAGCTACGCAGCAACATACTGGCCATGGTGTCAAGTATTTAGCTCAGCAATGGGTAAATTAGTATGGGTTCCTTCTTCAGTATTAATGGGAGGTGTATTTGCTTTCAATGATGAAGTAGCTGCTCCATGGTTTGCACCAGCAGGTATTACTAGAGGTGGTATCCCAAATGTAACAAGAGTTGAAAGAAGATTGTCATTAAACGACAGAAACAACTTATATTTAGATAATGTAAACCCATTAGCTACATTCCCTGGAAACGGTGTTGTAGTATTTGGTCAGAAAACATTACAACAAAAAGCAACAGCTTTAGATAGAGTAAATGTTAGAAGATTGTTAATTGCATTAAAAGGATTTATTGGTGGTGTAGCTCGTGGATTAGTATTTGAACAAAACACTGCTACTACAAGAAATGCATTTTTAAATCAAATTAATCCATACTTAGACAGTGTAGTACAAAGACAAGGTTTATTTGCTTATAAAGTAGTAATGGATGAGTCAAATAATACACCAAGTGTAGTAGATAGAAATCAATTAATTGGTCAAATTTATATCCAACCAACTAAAACTGCTGAATTCGTAATATTAGATTTCACAATTTTACCAACTGGTGTTGAGTTCCCATCTTAATTAATATTTATAATTAACAAACAATAAATACACAGAGAACATGCCGATATTAAACGCAAACCAGATGATGTTTACTCAATATGAACCTAAAGTTCCAAACAGGTTTATAATGTATGTAAACGGTATCCCATCATATATAATCAAAGGAGTAAGTGCCGTAAATTTTGATGATGGTGAAATTATTCTAGATCACATCAACACTTATAGAAAAATCCGTAGTGGAAAAAGATTATGGGGAGACATGACATTTACATTATTTGACCCAATTGCTCCATCAGGTGCACAGGTAGTAATGGAATGGGCTCGTTTAGCATATGAATCTATCACAGGTAGAGCAGGTTACTCGGATTTCTATAAAAAAGATATAACATTCAACGTATTAGGTCCTGTAGGGGATGTAGTATCAGAGTGGGTAATTAAAGGAGCTTTTATTAAAACAGGAAACTTTGATGATTACGATTGGTCAACATATACCGAAGCCGTAAATCTTACTCTAACAATTGGAATGGATTATTGTATCTTGAATTACTAATACAAGAATTATATTAAATATAAAGAACCCGATAGAAATATCGGGTTTTTTTATGAGAAACATTCTTTCGTTATATTTATATATATAAAAATAAAATTTAAGTTTATGACAGATTTCAAATTTCCAACCGAAATTATTACTTTACCCTCTAAAGGTCTTGTTTATCCTGAAACATCACTATTAGCTAAAGGTGAAATTGAAATGCGCTATATGAGCGCTAAAGATGAAGATATTTTAACCAATATTAACTTTATTAAACAAGGAACAGCAATTGATAAATTGTTAAAATCACTTGTAGTATCACCTGTTGATATTGATGATTTAGTAACAGGAGATAAAAATGCAATCTTATTTGCTGCTCGTGTATTAGGATACGGACACGACTACACATTCCAGTTTAGAAACCAAGCTACTGGAAAAGATGAAGATTACACTGTTGATTTAACTAAACTAGAAGAAAAACCAATAGACGAGGCATTATTTACTCAAGGTAAAAATGAATTTGATTTTACACTTCCTAAATCAGGAAATAAAGTAACATTTAAATTATTAACAGGTAAAGATGAAAAATCTATTGATGCTGAAATTAAAGGTTTACAAAAAATAGATGCTAATGCTTCATATGAAAACATAACACGTTTAAAACATATGATTACATCTGTTAATGGAAAAACAGACAAGGTACCAATATATGATTTTATAGACAATTATTTACTAGCACCAGATTCAAGAGCATTTAAAAAATATTACAACGATATTTCACCTGACATAGATACCACAGTCACTATTGATAAGGATGGATACGTACAGGAGGGCGTAGTTATCCCTATAGGGATTAGCTTTTTTTGGCCTGACTTCCAAGTATAGAGAATACTTATTCACTAAAATCCATGAAATATGCTTTTATGGACAGGGTGGTTATGATTGGGATACTATATACAATTTACCAATAATGTATCGTGAATTTATTTATCATAAAATTCGTGAACATTACGATAAACAAAAAACGGATTCCGAAAAACAACAAAAAATGATGCAATCTAAAACAGCAACAACTGTTAAACCATCAACTAAACCAACATATACAGCAAAAGCCCCACGAAAGTAGGGCTTTTCATATTTATCCATATAATACACTTTTATGGCAGTAGGTACAAATAATGATGAATTAAACCAATATAATGATCTATTAAGAGAATCGATCAATTATTCTAGACAACTATCTGATAATATTTTAGCTTTAGCAGGTAGAATGTCTAATTTATCTATAGCAGCTCGTGCTACTAGATCTGCTATGACTGATATCAATACAGATATTAAAAATACTTTAAAATTATCTGATAAATTAAATCAGGGAAAATTAAAGCAAAAAGATATTGAAACTCAAATAGCTAAGATTACAAACACATATGCTAAGTATATTGAAGAAACTAATAATGGTGTTAATAACATTAATGAGGTATATCAAAAACAAAGAGATTTACTTGTTGATATAAACACCGAAATATCTCGCCAGAATACTTTACAAAGTGATATTAATAATTCATATAATAATCTTAATTCACTACAACAACAACTTGCTAATATAAATAGTCAAATAGTTGGATCTAATCTTCAACAACAACAAAGTTTACAAAATCAAGCATCTATTATTCAAACTTTAATTAAAGATGAAACTGATACTTTAAATATAAAAGAAAGACAATTAGATACTTCTAAAAGAATAAGTAGAGAATTAAATGAAGATATATCTAAAACTGACAGAGTTATAGAATCTCATGAAAGATTATTAGAAATATACGAACAAGAATTAGATAAAGCTAAGAAAATAAAAGAAGCTTTAGAAGCCCAAAACACCCCAGCATCACGATTAGTTCAAACTTTTAAAGATATACAAGGTGTATTAGGACCATTTACAGTTATATTTAACTTCTTAAGAAAAGTAGCATTTGATGTTTCTGCTCAAGTTACTCAACTTCAAAAAGGTTTGATGTTATCATCTGATGAAGCATATCAAGTAAGAAGTGAATTTAATGAATTAGCTGTTGCTTCTGGTAATGTTCTTATTACTACTAATGCTTTAGTAGCATCAAATGCTGCTTTAGGTAAACAATTAGGATTCAATGCTCGTTTTAGTAATGATGCTGTTGTTGAGTTTACAAAATTAACTAAACAAATTGGTTTAAGTGAAGAAGCAGCTGGTGGTTTAGCTAAATTTGCTAAAGCTAACGGCATGACTTTAGAAGAAACTAAAACCACAGCTTTAGGAGTATCACAACAATTATCTTCACAATACGGAATACAATTAGACCAAAAAGAAGTACTTGAGGAAATAGGTAAAATATCTGGCCAAACATTAGCAATGTTTAAAGCTAATCCTGCTGCCTTGGCTCAAGCGGTTGCTCAAGCAAAACTTTTAGGAACTACTTTAGATATAGCTAAAAAACAAGCATCTGCTTTACTTGATTTTGAATCATCTATTGAAAATGAATTACAAGCAGAATTAATAACTGGACAACAATTTAATTTAGAAAGAGCAAGATCTGCTTCATTAATGGGTGATTTAACAACGGTAATGAAAGAACTTAACAACCAAGGTGTTGATTTTAATAAGTTCTCTAACATGAATGTTATTGCTCAAGAAAAAATGGCAGCAGCATTAGGATTATCAACAGATGAATTATCAGATCAGTTATTAAAAGAACAATATATGAACATGTCTAGAGAACAAGTAGTTGCTCTAGCAGGTGAAGAAGTTGCAAAACGTTTAGAAGCAGTTAGTGCTCAAGATAAATTCAACGCTGCTGTAGAAAAAATGCAAGATGCATTTGCAAACATAGCGGGTGGTCCTTTAGGACAAATAGCAGAAATGATGGCTAAAACACTTGAAAGTTCATTAGGATTGTATGGTATATTAGTAGCTATTGGTGGAATATCCTTAGGAAAAACTTTAGCATCTGTAGCAACTTTAGCTTTAGAATTAGGATTTGCTGCTTCTGGAGCTATTGCTACTGCATCTGCTATATCCTTTGGACTGGCTGCTGTTGGTATTGTAGCAGGTATTGCTGCAATGATGGGAGCGTTTGACGATGCTAAACAAGAAGCAACACAAATGGGTGATGGATTCTTTTCTAAAGGTAAAACAATAATATCGACTAAAGAAGGAGGATTGTTTGAAACAAGTCCAAATGATGAAATAGCAGTAGCACCTGGTATAGGTGATATGATTAACAGATCTCAAAACCCGTCAACTACTGTAGTACAACAAGACAATAGTGCTTTATTAAGTGCAGTTAATACATTAATTACTGAGACTAAAAACACAAATAGTGGTTTAGATAGATTGAATGCAAAACAAGCAGTAGTTAAAGTAGATAGTCAAAGTTTAGGAACAGCTCAAATTATAGGTAACTATAACTTGGCCTAATTTAATATTTATAATAAACAATTAAAACAACATAATTATGGGATTATTATCACTATTACAAAGTGGCGTAGGAAACTTAGGATGGGACGGAGGTCCAGTACCACCAGGACTACAACCTAACGTTAACCCAAACCCTCCAGGATCACGTCATGATCAGTACTCAATTAACGGAAACCCTCAAATTCAAGCTATTGGTGCTGGATTTGTACCTTTTATTCCAAAACCATCAATTTTAGAAGAAGGAGACCCAGCTAACACAGCTGCTTTTAGAAATGCACCTGGATTAAAATATCTAGACAATCCACCAACCTAAAAATTAATTAATGGCTATATTCCAACAAGCAACATTAACTAATTTAAGAAGTTTACAATACGGAAGTGATACAATAGGAGGAGGTAATAGTGGTGAACCATTTATCACCACTCCTATCCCTCCAGCTCTTCAACAACAAGTCGAATCTACAAACATATGGAACTCTGATAGTGGTCTAATACGTGGTGGATTTGCAGGAGCAACAAGAGCTTCTGTTACTGATTTTGCTCGTATAGGTAAGTTTCTTAAAGATCCACCAAGAGGTCCATTGTTTATTATTAAACAAGTTGGGCTACAGTTATCTAATCCACAGTTGGAAGCACCTAGAGGAGCTGGAGCTACTTTAAATAATATATTACAAGGAAACTTTAGTACACTTTTTGGTGGTGGTGATAATTTTAATGCAAATATAGGTACTACTCGTATCTATAATGGTGGTATCAACACATTACTTCAAGTACCTGTTAATGCTTTTGGAGGTCACATTATTAGACATGGTCTATTACCTATCGAATCTGATAGTGCCAAATATGAAAATGTTGTTAGAAATAACGATCCTCTTAATGAAGATGAGGGAGGAAAAAATAATAGATTAGTTAGATTAAAAGCTAAATTAGAATCTGATGAAAATGCTAATATAGCTCGTTATATTAGTGGTCCTGATTCTCTTGATGGTATAGGAATTACTACTATTCCATATGTTTACAAAACATTAAAAAATAATACTAGGCCTTATATACCTTTAGATAAACCATTAATAATTGATCAAGAAGGAAATAATTTAAATAATACAGATTATTCTAGTCTAGAACCATTATATATACGTCCTTCTTTAAACCCAAACTACTACAATGCTCAAGGAGTTTCACTTCAATACTTTGACAACATTGAAGCTGAAATAACATCAGAAAATAATATTCTCCCACCAGCGGAAGGCAGAACTAATAATTCTACAGAAAATAGTCAATTTGATCAAAACGTTATTAACTATTCAGCTACAGGTAGAACATATAATACTTTACGTAAAGCTATTGATGATCAACAAGAAAAAAATCAAATTGGTGATGTAACTTTACCTTATAACGATAGATTAGGAATAAAAACCCCAGAAGGAGGAATAGAATATACAGTAGTTAATTATCCAACTAAATTCTTTCCTAAAGGAAAATCAAAATATAAAAATAAAAAACATCCTCTTGGATTAGATTTATCTACAAATAATATAGATACTCGATTAGGGTTAGCCCAAGCTGAAGGATATGATGCTAAAGACAGTGTAAATTTAACACCTGTATTTTTATCTAATATCGCTCCTAATACTGCAATATTAATAAACGGAAAAAAATATGGTACTAGAGATATAATTAAATTTAGAATTGAAGCTGTAAATAATGACAACCCAACAGGTCCAAGTGCTTGGATGGTGTTTAGAGCATATCTTAAAGATATAACAGATACACCAAATCCAACATGGAACACCGTTAATTATGTAGGTAGAGGAGAACCATTTTACATTTATAAAGGATTTGAACGTAATTTATCTTTTACTCTTCAAGTAGCAGCAATGTCTGAAGCAGAATTGCAACCAATGTGGCAAAAATTAAATTTCTTATACTCAAACACAATGCCTGATTATAGTAATAATGTAATGAGAGCACCATATATGAGGTTAACATTGGGTGACTACATGTTTAGACAACCTGGTATTATTAAAAATATGACATATACTATAGGTAACGATTCACCTTGGGAAATAGCATTAGATGAACCCGAATCTGGAAGTGCATTGTATGAATTACCACATGTAATGACTATACAAATGACATTCGCTCCTATACATGATTTCTTACCACGTAAGTTTCCAACAGCATACCCCGACCCACTTAAAAATTGGAGCGGATTACCAGCATTTGTTGCTGACAGACAAACAAATCAGAAAAAACAAGAAGATAATCCTTGGTTAACATCTATGTATAATACTTCTACAGTAGGTAGTATTAAAAATTTAGGTATACTTCCTGTTGGAAAACTCCCAACTAATTAATATATTCATAAATTATGATATACAATAATTCAGACATATTAACAACAAGTATTGATTCCCCATTTGGTGCTGGAAAACAATATTATAAGGCAAAAAAATTTCCTCCTATACCACCTACAGAAAGTGATATATATGTTGTTACTGCTGAAGGTGATAGATTAGATCTATTAGCCTTTACATATTACAACGATGCATCTTTATGGTGGGTTATATCAGGGGTAAATAATGGGATTACATTTGGTTCTATGTTTCCTGAACCAGGCACACAACTTAGAATTCCTATTAGTATAAATGAAGTATTAAGTATCTTTAACAACGCAAATTAATAAGTTATGTCTATATTTAGAGAAACGTTTGAACCTTTTGTCAAAGACGAATTAAAAAGAAGACAAGATGGGATGCTTACTCGTAACCCTAGTTTCTTACACCAACTAAATTCAAGATCAGCTTGGGTAAGAATGACATCTGGGGTTAACGTTAATAACAGTAATGATTTAGCAAAAAAATACGTTTTACAAGGCGGTATTTTAAACGTCGCTACTACTGGCCAAGGTGCTAATATAACCGATACTTTCGCGTTAAAATCGGGATTAGGCGGTGCTTCTAACACATATAGTAATTTAACTGTAGGAGGTGTCACTAATAGATTAGGTATAAGACCTATGCCTGGTATTACTAATGTTTCTATACAATCTAAAAGTGCTTACGGTTCACTTCAAGAAGCAACAGTATCATTTGTATGTTGGGATATCAAGCAACTAGAAGAACTAGAACTTCTATACATGCGCCCAGGATACACTGTATTGTTTGAAATGGGGTGGAATTATGCTAAAGCAAAAGGTGAACTACCTCGATATGATATTCTTAATAAAACAAACTTAGTATTAAATGATGGTTTTAAACAAATATATGAATTAATAGAGGAAAGTAAAGGAAATTACAATGCTTTATTAGGATATGTAAAAAACTACAACTGGTCAGCTCGTGATGATGGTGGATACGATTGTACTACATCTATTATATCTTTAGGAGAAATATTAGAATCATTAAAATGTAACTGGGTTCCTATTAATACTAAAGCATTTGATTTAGGTGGTGAAGGAATATTAGGTTTACCATATTCCCCACGTGTTCCTGAAAAAATTACAGAATCATATAAACAAGGTATTATTCCTGGTTTAATTAGAGAAATATACCAATGGGCTCAAACTAGAATTGGAAATAATTTGGTAATAACTGATGGTAATGTAACCTATGATTTATTTAGAAAAAAAGTAGGTAATGCTAGAAAAGATGATAGAGGAGGTTTACCTAAACATCTACAGCCAGGAAACTCAGATTATGAGTTATATATGACATTAGAAAGTTTATGTAATTTATTAAATAAACATGTTTTATTAAATGCTGGTAAAGATAATCCTTTAGTTCAAATTACTACTAATGAGCAAGCTCCTAATGGTGCTATAACTAATGTTCCTCTTAAATGTATTGCTAGCCCTTTATCATTATCTACAAATTTAGGAGTATGTTACATTGAAAACCCTAATTGGGAAAGTATAAAAGTACAAACACCTACAACAAATACACCGGCGGTAACATCCTCTTTACCTCCTGATATAGCAATTGCTGTTAAACAAAAAACTTTTGGAAATCCTTCTAACTCTTATCCTAATAATGTATTTAAACGATTTGTTAAAAATATAACTAAATTTGAAGCGGGTACAAATTCTGTAGCAGCTATTTTTATACCTGATTATTTTTATACTTATAATTCACCATTAGGACTTCAAGGAGATATAGATAAATTAGCCTCAGATTTAAGTGGGTCATTAACTAAAGTAGAACTTGTCCCAGGCACAAACTCAGCGGGAAATGCTATTTTAACTCCTAAATTTTTCTTTCCCGATGGATCTTCTTTTTTATCATCAGATCCATCTAATACTCAAACAGTTAATTTTTTAGATTATTTTGGACCAGCAGCAGATATATATGACGATCTCTTTTATTATAATTATGATCCTACACCTCCTGGAAAATACACGTTTACTGGTTTTACTGAAGATCCTTTTGCAGAAAGTGAATTTGATGTAAAAGATAATATAGGAACATTATGGAGAAAAAATAATACTTCTAGTGCTAAAGGTGTTGTTGAAGCTCTTCAAACAGCCTTATCTAAGGTACCTTTAAATAATGCTTTACAAACAAGTCTTACAAATCAACTACCTCAAGTAGCTCAACAAGTTGCGGGAGCTGCTACACAAGCTGGGGTTAATGAAGCTAATAAAAAATTCTTAGTACCTGTAACAGGAAATAGTCAAAGACAATTAGGAAATATAGGAAATATATATGTTAATTTAGAATACATCTATGATAAAGCTATATCTAGAAATTTAGCATCTAATGATACCCAAACTAAAAATGTTATTTCTGTTAGAGATTTTTTACAAGATATATTAAGAGAGGTTCAAAATAGTATAGGTAACTTAAATACATTTGATATACAAGTAGATGATAGAAATTCTATAGGAAGAATAATAGATATTAATTCAACTCAAACCCCATCAAGTGTAAAAGATCCATTATTTGAATTACAAATTCATAATTTAAATTCCTGTGTAAGAACATATAATTTTCAATCCAAAATATTTCCAGAAATGGGTTCAATTATAGCTATTAGTGCCCAAGACCCAGAAGGTATAGGAACATTAGGGTATGATAATGCTACATTAGTTGCTTGGAATAATGGTATTTCTGACCGGTTAATTCCTAAAAAATTAACAAACCCTGACGATTTATTATCTGCAGCTAATAGTCCTGTTTCTTACCTTTTACCATTTTTAACTCAAATGTTAAAATATTTTAGTGTTATAGCAGGTACATCTTCTGGAGATGATATAAATTTAGTTTATGGAGGTTTAAATTTTGCCTTTAGAGATTTTTTAGCTCATTTAGATAGAACAAATGGTGGTAATAATAATTTTAAAACTATAATCCCAACTGAACTAAATGTAACTTTAGATGGTATTGGAGGTATTATAATAGGTAATTTATTTAAAATTAATGAAGATATAGTACCTAAAGGATACACAGGAGTAGTAGGGAGAAAATTAGCATACATTGTTACTAAGTTAGGACATAACATATCAAATAATGACTGGACTACAGAATTAAGTGCATACCCAATAGTATTTGAACAATCTACAGGAACTAGTGTATGGAACCAATGGAATAACCAACAATACCCTGGAACTATAATCAGTGTAGGAGGAAGAAACTTTAATGTAAGTGGAGCTAGTGTTCAGAATTTTAGTAATCAATCTGATATTGATAAAGCATTTAAATTCTTTATAGACAACGGGTATAGTAAAGCGGCAGCTGCTGCTTTAGTAGGATCATTTCTTCAAGAATCTGCATTAATACCAAGTATAGTTAATTATAATCCTAATCTAGCATTTAACGCCTCTGGACAAACATATGCTGCTGGTATTGCTCAATGGGTAGGTCCTAGAAGAGTAGAGTTATTAAAATATGCTAAAGGTAAAGGAATTACTATTTCTAATTATGATAATGCTGTTAAAATAGTTAATAATTCAACTAAAACTACTAATTCTAAAAACACTATAACAAATGCATTTACTAATATAGATTTAAATACTCAATTAGAATTTGTAAATAAAGAAGCAGCCAAATATCCTGGATTTAGTTCATTTAAAGCATCAACCGATCTTTCTCAAGCTGTGTTGTGGGTATATGAAACATATGAAGGTGGAAATTATACTACTGGTGCTGCTTTAGGTAATAGAGAAATATATGCTAGTGAATTATATAATAAATAATAATGAGACCAATACCAAAAAGTAGAATCCAAGAAAATTTATACACTAATGGAACAGGTCTGGGAAACAACATCAGATTACGATTCCCAGATACTAAGACACCATATGTTGGGTTTTATGTAGTAATAAACGGAAACAAATATTATGGTGGTAAGACATATGATGAAAATTCTAAATTATTAGAACAATATACATTACCTATAAATCCTAGTGCTATAGCTTCTGCTGGTTCTATTCCTTTAAATTCATTAACATCTAATGCAAATAGTGGTAGGTCTAGATACTTTTATAAAGATCTAACTTCACCTGATAACTCAATTAAAGAAATTGATAAAAAAGCATATGATCAATTATCAGGCCAATTAAGTAACACTTACCAAGTATTACCATATAACAGCAATATCCAAACTCTACTAGAAGCAAATCAACAAATGCCAGGATTGGCTGCTTTCTTGGGTGCCTAAAATATTATTCGTATATTTAGAATAATAAAAAAATAAGGTTATGTTTTATATAATTGAAAAAGAAGATCAATTACCCCACTTACCGCACTTCGATAAATGTTTTATTCATATTATAACGAATAATGACAATTATCACCCTGCTATTGCTGATGTATCTTTAATTTATGTTAAGCCGTTTGATGATAAAGGATATATACTTTGTGTAAATCACACTGAGTCTTTAGGTTTAAAATGGCAACCTCTCAAAAAATTCTTATCTGAAAAAGAATTATATGCTCTAGATGCAAAACACGCTAGATACTTCCTTACAGGAAATATAAATGATGTAACCTTTAATTATATAGAAAAACATGGTTGTAAACCTGATTTATCGTCTTGTTTACCTTCAATTAATTTTAATTTTTACACTAAATATGGTGAATTAAAAAATATAAATACATTAATTCCTATTTCTAAACATTATGAGTATTGTGAGAATTTATATAATTCTTTACAAAACTATATGGTTAAAAACACTGATTATCTTTACAAACTAACTAAAGTGTTCTTTAAAATAGAAAAAGAAGGTATTAAATTAGATAAAGCATGTTTTATAAAATACCATCAAACCCATCCTACTCCTCAATTTTCAATTAGTAAAGGAAAAGTTTACACTCAATATAATTTATATACATTAACTGGTCGTCCATCTAATTCATTTAATAATGTAAATTATGCTGCTTTAAATAAAGAAAATGGTGAAAGAACTTGTTATATTCCTAATAATGACTTATATTTAGAGTTTGATTTTAATGGTTACCATCCACGCTTATTAGGTGCGCTAACAGGATATGAATTTGATAAAGAAACAAATGTCTATACCCAAATTGCCCGAATATTAGAAACTGAAGATATACCTAAAGTTAAAGAAACAACATTCCAGAATTTATATGGTGGTATTAGATACGAATTACAAAGTAAACCATTTTTCAAAAATGTACATATGTTTACTGAGAATTTATGGGAAACAATTCAATATGGTGGTTCAATAACAACACCGTCAGGAAAAATATTTCGTTTAAAGGATATTGATAATCCTAATCCTCAAAAAGTATTAAATTATCTTATACAAAATTTTGAAACATCACAAAATGTTGAACAAATATTTGATCTATATAACGATTTTCGTTCATTAAAATCAAGAATTGTGCTTTATACATACGATGCTATATTAATAGATGCAGTACAAGACGAAGTAAATCAAATAAAGGAAATTATAAGTAAATTAAAATATCCAACCAAAGTAAAAATAGGAATTAACTATAACGAATTAACATAAGATACCCAATGGTTATGACAGAAAGCCCGATATTTATCACCAGTTATGAATTTAATGATATCATTATAAATGACATGGTAGGAAATAAACTTTTTTGCACATTTGTTGCACCCTCTAAATTAGACGAAACTTTAAATATACTTACAAATAAATATTCTATATTGTATGATAAAATATTTGTATTGGAATCAACCGATACAGATGAATTAATCTTAACATATAATATAGACGTGGTAAATACTAATTCTAAAAACGCTTTACCTAATACTATTTTACTTCACAGAAAAAAAGAATCTAACACATTATATACTATTAATGCTCTTAATGCTCTTATAAAAGAATTAAACGGAGGTGTATTAGATACGAATTATAAAGTTAAATGGGAAGATCATCGTAATGTTATATTACTTACCCAAGAAGGAGGACTAAGAAAAGTTCACACTAAGATTCACAATATCGTTAAAGTATAGTTTGGATACCCCAAACATCTTTATTATATTTACCCAAAACAAGTTATAAACAAATTTAAAAAACGTTATGGATTTATCTTTAATCAAACAGACGTTGGCCACCTTTAACAACAAAGGCCAGTCTAAGGAAAAAACTGATTACACAAAAATTTTCTGGAAACCAAAAGTAGGGAAACATCAAGTTCGTATTGTTCCTTCTAAGTTTAACAAGTCTACACCATTCCGTGAAATTTATTTTCACTACGGGTATACTAAAGGACCTATTTTAGCATTAACTAATTGGGGTGAAGCTGATCCTATTGCAGAAGCAGCACAAAAACTTCGCAAATCAGACAACCCAGATCATTGGCAAATGGCTAAAAAAATTACTCCTAAAATGAGAGTATTTGCACCAGTTATCGTTCGTGGTGAAGAAGACATGGGTGTTCGTTTATGGGAATTTGGTAAAGAAATTTACACTCAATTAATGAACATTGCTATGAATGAAGATTACGGTGATTACACTGATATTCAGGATGGTCGTGACTTTATTGTAGAAGGTACTGATGATACAGTAGCTGGTCGTAAAGTAGTAAAATGTGTTCTTACACCAAGAGTAAAAACTACACCAATTACAGATGATGCTACTGCTTTAAAAACTTATTTAG